TAACGAACTTACACTAACAGATGAAATTGCACAGTCTCAGATTTTGGAACGATATGTAAAAACCCAGGTTATGGTTCCAAATGAGGCAAGACAGATTCTTGGTTTACCAATGATAACTGGAGGAGATGAACCAGCCCAGTTAAACCAGGGTAGACAAAGAGATGCAGAACGAGTTAATAACCAGTCTGATGGTACAGCCACCGTTGATGGAAGAAATCCCAAAGGCGAGGGTAGGGCATCACAGTAGGTTATTTTAACACATTAGTAAAAAAGGCTATATAATATATTCTAGTATGACTATATCTAAAGCCCATTGGGATACCAGTGGCGACTCAGTAAGACTTTCCCTTCCATTTGCGAAGGTTGATAAGGAGAGACGTATTGTCTCTGGATTTGCATCGCTTGATAATATTGATAAGCAAGGCGATATAGTTACAGCAGAAGCATCAATGAAAGCATTCTCTGCATTTCGTGGAAACATTCGTGAGATGCATCAGCCATCAGCAGTTGGAAAAATGGTTTCATTTAAACAAGATAAATATTTTGATCCAAATACAAAAAAGTTTTATAACGGTGTTTTTGTTTCTGCATATGTTTCTAAAGGTGCACAAGATGCATGGGAAAAAGTTTTGGACGGCACATATACAGGATTTTCAATCGGTGGCCGTATGAATAAGTGGGATGACGGATATGATGAGAAGTCAGATTCCACAATTAGAATTATTAAAGATTATGATCTTGTTGAATTATCATTGGTAGATTCACCAGCAAACCAGTTTGCAAATATTATGCAAGTAGAAAAAGTAGATGGTGTTGCTGTTGTTAAGGGTGTAGATGTTGCACTTGAAAATGTTTTTTATGATGAAGAATCTGGAATAGTAATGGTATCTGAAGAAGAGTCAGTACTAAGTCCAACAAATGGAACCCCAATGAAAAATATAGGTTTCGTTGAAAAAAACGACAACGAAAAAATAGATATGGTCAAATTCTTAGTTGATAGTGCTAAAGGCATTAATACTTCTAAGATCAACAAGGAGGTAAATCCTATGACAGAAGAAACAACAGTTGTTGAAGAAACAACAGAGGTTACAAAGTCAGAAGAAATCGCTCCAGAGGCAGATGCCGTAGTAGAGGCTCCTGTTGCAGAAGTTGCTGAAAAGTCAGATGAGACTCCAGCAACAGAAGATGTTGCTAAGGCTGAAGAAGCCACAGTAGCAGAAGAAGTTGCAAAGTCTGAAGAGACAGTTGCAGCAGAAACAGTAGAAGAAACTTCAGAAGTATCTAAATCAGATGATGTAGTTGCAGAGTCAATTGCAGAAATCAAGAATACTATTACATCAGCCTTTAGCGATTTAGTAGAAACTGTAAAGTCTTTGCAGGCAGAAGTAGAAATGCTTAAGTCCAGCAAGGTTGATACAGATGCAGTAAAAAATTCACTTGAAGCAGTCGCCAAAGACATTGCTGCAACAAATGAACGTTTTAATGAGTTTGGAAAGAGAGTCGACGCTGTAGAAGCAGATACCGCTTTCCGAAAGTCTGGCGATCTAGGCGAGATCGTGCAGGAACTTCAGATGGAAAAATCTGAAAAATCCCTATGGGGCGGACGTTTCCTCAAAACAGCCGACTTATTTAAATAGGTTAAATCACTTAGGAGGTGACAATATGTCGGAAGAGATTAAGAAAAATCAACCAGGAGAATCTGGTCAACTAGGTGGAACAACACCTGGATTGTATCAAGGCCAAGGTGCATTTGCATCTGGATCTGAAGCAGGTTCTAATGTTCCTGGTAACTATACTGATGGTGGCGCTCTTGGAAATATTCCAAACGCTAACTTTGGTGTTACATCTGGTCCTAATGCCGTAAACCCTTCGGGTGATGCTGCAAGCGGAATTCTACGTCCTGAACAAGCACAGCGTTTTATTGACTATGTGTGGGATGCAACCGTTCTCGCCCAGGATGGTCGTCGTGTGACCATGAGAGCAAACACCATGGAATTAGAGAAGATCAACGTAGGTGAACGTGTAATCCGTGCTGCTGCACAAGCAGTTGGTAACTATACTAACACAGGCGCAACATTCTCTAAGGTCGAATTAACAACAAAGAAACTTCGTCTTGATTGGGAAGTTTCTGCAGAAGCACTTGAAGACAATGTCGAGGGGGCTGCATTAGAAGATCATCTTGTTAGATTGATGACTAACGCATTCGCTAACGATATTGAAGACCTCGCTATTAATGGCGATGGATCAACAGGTGACTTCCTCTCAATTATGCCTGGCTTCATCAAGAAGCACAAGGATAATGGAGATTCCCATGAGTCTGTAGTTACAGTTACAGACAATGCATGGACACCAGAAGTTATGCAAAACATTATCCTTGCAATGCCACGTAAGTATCGTGCACTTAAGAACAATCTTAAGTTCTATGCAGGTACAGATGCATTTGCAGGTATTGTTAAGAATAACGGTACCCTTGCTGATGCAATTGCAGAAGCATTTGCTGGTAAGCCAGCAGGTACTGCTGCAAATCGTCAAGCATATCTTGATGGTCAAGCACAGACATTCGGTGGAGCACGTACAACTCGTGTACTCGGAATTGATGTACAAGAAGTTCCTTACTACCCTGCAGGATATGTCGATTTGACATTCCCACAGAACCGTGTTTGGGGCTTCCAGCGTGATATCGTCGTCAACCGTGAATATATTGCGAAGAAGGACACAATTGAATACACAGTATTCGTCCGCTTCGGTATTCAATGGGAAGAAGAAGACGCAATTGCGTGGGCAGATGCTGCAGCAGATGCATAATCTGTAGTCAGTACCTTTTGAGAGGGGGCAGGGGCTAGATCTCCTCCCCCTCTTACTTTTAGTATTCTGTTATAATAGACATCAGGAGGTATATAAATGTCAGAAGAAAACAATAATGGTTCAGTAGAATATACAGCACCAGAAGTAGAAGTAACACCATATGTAGCACCAGAACTACCAGAAGAGGTTCCTGCTCCAGTATATGAAGCCCCAGTTGCTCCAGTAGAACTTCCAGCAGCACTTGTTGAAGAAGAGGCTATTATTCCAGCAGAGAATGTAATTACAGCCCCATCATTTGCTAGTTCAGAAGTTCCAGCAATGGGAGTTGTACAAAATGGAGTTATTGGCGCAACTGTTTTCAAGCCAGAACCTAAGAAGTCTGCTGCTAAGAAATCTGCTTCTAAAAAGGTAGAAACTGTTGCTATTTATTCAACCAAAAACGTAACATGGAGCGGTGTTGGAAAAGTTTATCGTGGCTATAATATTGTAGATAAAGATGCTGCAGATAAATGGCTAACACGTGATCATATTAGACTTGCTACACCAGAAGAGGTAGCCAAGGAGTTTGGTCGCTAAATGGAAGTATTGAGAGTTCCACCATATCCTATAACCACAACGTGGGATTTACCTATACCCAATTATGAGTATATTGTATATCTTGAGGATTTGGTGGACCACTCAGTAGAAGAAACAAATCTATTTTCAGATGCAAGCGGTAAATTACTTTATGAATTACCTTTAGAAAAAGTACAATATGATCGTGATTTTTTTATTAAATTTTACGATACAGAGCATGAGCATACATTATATGAAAGTAATTTAACTATAACAAGACCATATATAAATCCAACAGAGTTCGGAACAACTGCGTCTGAAATAGCAGAATATAAAATGTATGAACTTATTGCAAGATCAATGATTGACACATATGTTGGAGATGGATTTTATAACCATAAACTAGTTATAAATACAACTGGTCAGGGGGCAGACTATCTGTCTTTATGGCACGATACAAATAAAATACTTAAAGTTTATGAAAATAATGTTTTAGTTTTTGATTCTGATAGTCCAGACGATTATGAATATGAGTATAAACTTTTATTAGATAACTCTGGAATATATAGAGTAGATAAGTCAATGTATCAGGAAAGAATAAATAGATTTGAATCAAGTCCATCTAGGGTTATAGTTGGAAGAGGCGATATTGGATTTATCGGAAACTTTGCATCAGATTTTCCTGTAGGATTTGACTATACAATAATATTAGATGTTGGATATAAAGCAGTTCCAGCAGATGTAGAAGTAGCAACTAGAATGCTAATTGAGGATATTAAATGTGGAAAATTGGATTATTATAAGAGATATATATCATCATATAATACAGATCAATTTAGAATTCAGTTTGATAAATCAATTAATTCTGGTACTGGCAACATGCTAGTTGATAAAATATTAGATAAGTATGTAAAGTTAATTACTAAACCAGGAGTTTTATAATGGTGGTTTGTGAAACTCCAGATTTTACTTTTCCTATGCTTGCTGATGTATACCATCCAATAGTTGAACAAGGTACATATGGAAATGTTAAAAAGACTTGGGTTTTAGATCGTACAATTGCTTGTTCATTTAATGCAGCAGGTACAGCATTTAAGGAAGAGGTTGTACCAAATATTAATATAACTCAAGAAAAACTACTTCTTGGAAGAGCAAAGACAGATATACGCATGTCAAGTCTAGATGCTAAAAATTCAATTACAAATGTTATTATTACAAATATACGTGATAAAAATTGTAATGAAATTTATTTAGAAACATCTGGTCCTCGTTCAGGAAAGTCTACCATTTTTGAAATAGCAACACAAGACCCTTTTACTGGTCCATTTGGCAATGTAGAGTACTATAAGTTAGTTATCCGCAGATCAGAAAATCAGGCGGTAGATGTATGAAAGTAACATTTGATAATAGGATGTTTAAAAAAGATATGAAGAATATTGTAGATTATTCTATTGGATTTTTAGATGGGATTAAAAAAGGAAAGACGGAGTTTCTAAATATTATTGGATTAGAGACTATAGAATTAATGAAAGAATATATAGATTCAAGTGCGAGAGTAAATCCTGCAATACTACATCATGTATATGAATGGGATCAAACTGGAAGTCCAAATGCTAGATTATTTGATATAAACTATACTGTTAGTGGTTTGGGTCTTTCTTTTAAATCAACATTTTCACAATCTGTATCTATTAAAAATGGATCTCGTGTTCCATTTTATGATAAAGCAAGAATTATGGAGGCAGGAATTCCAGTAATCATTAGACCAAGACAGGCTCAAGTTTTAGCGTTCAATGATAACGGAGAAGAAGTTTTTACACAAGGACCAGTAAAAATAAATAATCCTGGTGGAGATAATGTACAGGGTGGTTTTGAAAAAACATTTGATGAGTTTTTTAATAGATTTTTCACACAGGCATTCTTAAGGGTCAGTGGCGTTGCCAAATATTTAGAAAATCCAGTAGCATATAAAAAAAATCTTCCTACTGGCAAAAGAGCGGGTAGATCTAAGGGTGTTGAAACAGGGTATAGATGGATTGCTAATGCAGGAGTAGGTGCATAATGGCAGAATCCGCATCAACATTTAATACACCACAACTTTGGATTAATACTTATTTACAAGAAAAACTTATTAATGATGCAAATATTGCTATGCCATTTTTTCCATCAATGCCAGCATCTATTGATGATTTAACAGAACAATGGGTAATTGTAAATGATGAAAGATATC